GGCCTGCTCCGGGGCGTGATCCTCCCCAAGAGGAACTTGATTTTTTGATTTTTGACGGCACGCCCGAGGGCGCGTGTCAAATCATGGTCCCGTAGCGGGAGCGGTCAGCGATGGCGAAGAGTTGGCGACCGTCGGGGCCTTCGGAGAGAATTTCTTCGAGGGCTTGGAGGAGGAGCCATTTTGGAAACGAGACCTGTCCGCTGGATGCGGTGCCGTCGCCGCTGATGGATGTGATCGTGACTTCCTCGGAGGCGGAGAGGAACGCGGCGTCGGCGAGGGCTTCGAGTTCGGCGGTGGTCTTGGTGCGGCGGAGGTAGGATTTAACGCCGGAGATTTTGTCGAGGTCGGTCACGCCTCGGCGGGCGTGTCAAAGATTCAGAGATTTAACCACAACCGAGCGCCGTGGCAGGCGGGAGGTAGAGCAACCGAAGGTTGGCCCGAAGGGCGAGACTCGCGGGAGCGAGCGAGTCAAAGGACACAGAGGACACAGAGGGGGAGGAATGCAGGGACGGCGTGCACTTCCTTTTCAAGCGTGGGCTTTCGGGAGTCTTGGACCATACATGGCCGCCCATCCCACCGTCGTCAGTGTGCTTCTGCGAGAGGCCGCTCCGGTCGTGTGTCCGCCTGCCTGCATGAAGGCGGGCATGTCAAAGATTAGAATCTGGCGAGTAGTTCAAGCATGGCTTGAGTTTGCGCCGTCTTTTCTAAACATATTTTTGACGGAAATTTTGATGTCTTTTTCCTTCAAAACTTGTTGAAAAAACGGCCCTGTTTTTTCAACGAGGCCGATGAGATATACGGCAACGGAGATAGTCTTTGATTATACCGATTGAGGTATAAGTCATAATAATTGTATCAGAGTTTGCTCTCGATAAACTTCCCGCGTGACTGGTCTCCGCGCTGGCGGTCGAGCTTGTCCCACGATTCGGGCTGCATGGAGACGGATCGCGTCACGGCTGTCCGGCCTTTGGCGTTTTTTGATTTCGCTCCTTTGGGGCGGCCCGATCCTTTGCGCGGGCCGCCGTGGGTGGTTGGTTTTTTCATTTTCTGGCTGTCCATTCTCCGGCCTTTAGTAGGGATTCTTTCATCTCAATCAAACCAGCATCAGCCTCGAGAAGTTTTTCGATGGCGTCTTCTTTGTCTTTTGCTTCACTAGCCACCCATGATTTAGGCAAGCCACCACGGCGGGCATTGCAGTAACCCCATGAGTAACGGGTCTCGAAAATAAACCCGATTTGAACTCCGTCAGCAGAGACCTTAAATGTTGGGCAGTCTTTGTGCCTTGTTTGCGTGGTTGTGATTTTCATTTTTTCAAGCGGGTGGAGGTTTTGAGGTTGTGGGCGATGAGAAGGCTCTCGGATTTTTCGATGGCGAAGGTCAGCTCCTCAAGCGTGTTTTTCAACTGCTTGCCGAAAATGACAAGGTAAGCCAGGGCGTTGTAGAGTTGTTTTTCTGAGGTTTTCATTTTTGTCGTGTTGGTTGGTGGCGCGGGGATCGAACCCGCGCCGGGTGGGGTTAGAACGAGAAATCGTAGTAGTGATCGCGCTTGCCGATTGCGAGGCGCTGGCCGCGAATTGATTCGCCTTGGCGAACCCATGCGCCATTTTTGCGAAGGGTGAAAAATGTCGGCGATCCCGTCCCACGCTCGAAAGAGTATTCTTGGGAGTCGCTCATTCCGTTTTCGTCAACACGGGTTGCAATGTCCTCAACTATCCCGACACGCTTCCCGCTTTTGCTCACTTGGGTAATTGTGCAGGCGCGGCGATCCGTCCATCCGAGAATCGTCCCGCCCATGCCTACTTCCGGTGCTGCCATGCGGCATCCGCTGATAATGTGATTCATCAAGGAACCTGTTTCTGTGCCTGCTTTGAGTTGTGTTGCTGTTGTCATTTTTCGTTTTGGTTTTTGGTTTTCGTCGTTGGCGTGGTGCCTTCGATCTATGGACAAAATACACCCTCTTGATTTTTCGTCAACAACTTTTTTTCAAGAAAATGAAAATATTTTTGGAGGCTTGCGGAACCGCTTAAAACCTAGCTCGGCGGGCGGGTCAGGTAAAAGGTTCGGAGAAAAGTTCGGGGAAAAGTTCGGGGATCATATCGGTGAGCGCACCGAAATGATCAGGACATGCCGAAGATTTTCATGAGGTCATCCACGCCTTTTGAGTCGGTGACCGGCGCGTATTCGTTCTCCTCTTCGCCTTCGTGGTAGGCCAAGTCCCATGTCTGCTCGAAGAGCTTGCGCAGGCCGCGCGTTGACAAAGTAACATTTCCATCTCGCTCGAAAGCGGGATTTTTTGCCGTGTAGATTTTCCAGAGTTGGGATTTTTTCACAGGTCAGTTTTTCAAGATGTGCCAGGCGACATGGCAGAGTTTCACGGCGTCCATATAGTGATCTTGCGCCACGGATTTCCACACGAACTCTTGGCCGGTGGCGGTCTTGCGGGGGACGAGGCGTTGGCCGCTCATGCCGCGAAGGAAGTCCTCGGTGGTGTCGCGCGGGATGGCGAGCGGGGGCTTGCCGTTGCGGATGCGGTCGATGAAGAGTTCCGTTTTGATGGCGTGGTCCACGAAGGTGTAGAGCACGACGCCGGGGAAGTCGTCGATGACGGTGCGCCCGATGCGGCTGCCGAAGGTGGCGCCGGAGCCTTTGGCCGCGTGCCAGAATCCGGCGCTGACTTGGCAAGCGGTGTAAACGCGGAAGGTGGCGAAGCCGGAATCCATGAGGCCACACTCGGGGCGGACTTCCTGCCCGCTGGGTGTGCGGTAGATGCGGCGGGGTGAGTCGGCGAGGAGGTCTTCGATGGTGAGCGTGGTGCCGTAGTCGAGGACATAGCTCTGGCCGTTGGCGTCGAAGGCCACCGTGACCCAGTGCTGTTTGTCCTGGCCGATGTCGGCGCAGGTGACGATGTGCGCTGGCTCGATCGGGCAGGTGCCGCGCGTGTAGTCGCCTCGGAGGCTGAGAATGTTGGCGTCGCCGATGCTGGTCTCGACCTGCTCCCACGGCATGGCCATCGTGCTGTTGGTGAAATCCTGCAATCCGTTGAGCGTGTCCTTGTCGCGGAGGAATTTCACCGCGAGCGCGCCGAAGGTGCAGGAGCGCCACGGGGCGTAGAGGGAATTGAGGTGGAAGCTGCGAAAGCCTCGCTGGGCGCTGGGGTTTGTGGCCTGCCACTTGCCGTCTTGCAGGGCTTCGATCTTCTGGCCGTCGTTCCACTCGCCTTGGCACCGCTGGCAAATGTAGCGCGCGGATTCTTCGACGCGGGCCATGTTCCACTTGCCGGCCACTTTCGCGTCGGTGTCCCACTTCACCTGTTCCCAAAGTAGCTCGATGCGCTCGTGGCAGTGCGGGCACTCGAGCATGAATTTCTCCTGTGTGCCTTTCTGGTATTCCTGCCAGATCGCGCCGTCCGGCGTGGTGGGCGTGCTGGTCTTAACGCGAAGCGCGCCGACGAATGACTTGGTGCGATTCTCTGCGAGGAAGAGGGCGGAGGTTTCTTGGTCGGTTTCGCGGGCGAATTTATCCACCTCGTCCATGAGCAGGAGTCCGGCGGGGCGGCTGGCGAGGTTTGCCGGGGAGTTGCTGCCGACGAAGACGAGCGAGCACCGCGAAAAATGCTGCTCGAGGTTTTTGAATCGGTGCCGGTCAGCTGGCTTCTGAGCGGCGAGCGTGGCGCTGTCGTCGAATAGCGGGAGCCAGCGCGTCTCGGAGAAGGATCGGGCAAGGCCTTCGGTGGGCATGACCCACACGACGGGCTGCGGCTTGTTCACGATCCGCCATGCCGTGCCTGCTTGCACCATCGTGGTCTTGCCGGTCTGCGTTCCAAATACCAGCACGAGGTCGGAAACATCGACATCGCCGAAACACTCGAGCGGCTCGCGGAGGTAGGGCGTGAGGCGTGTCGAAAATGCTCCGGGCATCTGCGTCTGCCGCTCGCTCAGGATCACTTCGTCAGCGCACCACTCTGTGACGCTGCGCCGGTCGATGGGCGCGTAGATCGAGCGCAGGTGTTCGCGGAGGGCTTCGGCGGCGGGGGTCATGGTTTGAGCCACTGATCAATCACGGCGCGGGCGACTTGCTCTGTCATCTTTGGCGGGACGCTCATGCCGATCATGTATTTGCCGATCTTGTCAGTCTTGGCTTCGTAATCGTCGGGGAAACTGCCGAGGCGTTTCCATTCGCGGAAAGTGAGAGTTCGGCACTCATCCCAATGCTTGAACATGTCGGTAGCAGTTAGCGAATTACTTGGCTGACACGGATGTAATTTTATGTGGTTCCAAAGTTTGCTTTTTATGCCAGCGCGAAACACCGCATCAGAATAATCTTCACCTGGCTTTGTTAATGGCCACCATGTTTTGTCTGTGTTTGATTTAAGTAAATTTTCAGACAGTTCCGAATCGCTCAACGCCTGCAAATCATTCGTCGCTTCTCCTGCTGAAATCCATTGATGCTTGGGCGCAATTTTCAAAAGCGGCTTGGCAATGTCATTGCGTAGAGCGCAGAAAAAAACTCGTTCCCTGCGTTGAGGCACTCCGCAGTCGGCAGCGTTCAAAAGAAAAAGTTGCGGTCGGTATTCGATTTCTCGGAAGCGATCCATGACAAGCTTGGTGTAGCCTTTGGCATTGCCAAGGATCATGCCTTTCACATTTTCAGCGATGGCGACTTTGGGCTTTAAGCGTTCAACCAAATCGAGGTAGTCGAAGAATAAATCAGAGAGGACTTGGGAGGCTTGGCCTTCGCGGAAGTGCTTCTTTTTTCCCCATGCCTTTTCGCGGCTTCCGGCCATGCTGAATGTGGAGCACGGCGGGGAGCCGTCGAGGATGTCCAAGGCGAAAAGCTCTGGCGGCAAGTCTGCCGTGAGCAAGTCGCGGATGGGGCAAAGGTAGTATTGCGGAGGGTTGAGGTTCCGCTTGTAGTGCCATGCCATTTCGGGATCGATGTCGTTGGCGGCGACGATCTGGCAACCGGCGCGCTTGTAGCCCATAGAGCTTCCGCCGCCGCAGGCGAAGGTGGACATGACCTTGATGCCGTTCTGCGGGACGGAGGTGAGGTCAGAGAGATGCCAGGCGTGGGGATTCATTCTGGCTTTTTGGAATCAAATTCAAATCCGCAGCGGGGGCAGCGGTGTTCCATGTTGAAAGAATCGACATCGATTTCTTGCGTGCTGCTTTCTGGAACGATGGACGGGACAGGCTCGGGCGGATTCAGCTTTTCCTCGATCATGTCGGCATCGAAGCCGAGGCAGTCGAAATCAACATCAAGCTCACGAAGGTCTGCGAGCTCGAGCTTGAGCATTTCCTCATCCCACCCGCCTCCGATCTCGGCGAGGCGGTTGTCGGCGAGGATGTAGGCTCGGCGCTGCGTGTCGGTGAGGTGGCCGAGGCGGATGCAGGGGACGGACTCGAGGGCGAGGGATTGAGCGGCGAGCACGCGACCGTGACCGGCGATGATGCCGTTGTCCTTGTCGATGAGGACGGGGTTGGTGAAGCCGAATTCGCGGATGCTCCCGGCGAGCTTGGCGACTTGGCTGGCGTCGTGCTTTTTCGCGTTGCGCGCGTAGGGGATGAGGTCGGAGGTTTTGAGGTGTTCGATGGTCATATGGCTTTTCGGATGATGGTCGTGAGGTTGTCGGCCCACTCGGCAAGGGTGGCCTCGATAGTTTTCTGCGGTTGGCCGTGCAGCCGGGTGGCGAGGGTCTTGGGCATGACTTCGAGAAGCTGCTTGGCGGTGATGTGCGGGCGGCTCGTGATGTCGCGGGCTTCGTCGTAGAAGAGGGTGATGGCTTCCTGGCGTTGCCAGTCTTTGAAATCCTTCTCGGCCTTGATGCGGTTGTTCCGGCTGGCGATGTAGATTTGGTTTGCCTTGCGGATGTCTTCGACCGAGCCGCCGTTGCGCTTGCAGATGACGAGTTCGTTGTAGCCGACCTTCTCGGCAAGGCGGGCGCGGCGTAGGGATTGGCGCGGCGTGTTGTCTTCGTCGTCCGGCTCGGGTGCGCTGTCGTGAACAGGCGGCGGTGGAGGAACTGGCAGAGGCTCGGCAGGCTCTGACACTCTCGGAGGTTCGGCGACCTTTGAGAGTTTCGGCGGAGGCGGCGGTGTGCCGCGTTGCCCACGCTTGGCGCGCGGCGGTGCGTTCGATTCGCGCCAAGCCTGGGCGGCGTCAACGCTGGTCGTGGGCATGCCTTTCTTGACGAGGCGGGAGACGACCGACTTGTCGATGTTTAACGCGTTGCTTAATTCCGTGATGCCCACGGCTTGTGCAACGATGTCAAACTATGCAACGCTCAAAAGAATGACGAGCGACTGGCAAACTGCGATGGTCGAACCATTTCGGTAGGGTTCCCATGCCGCCCCCCTCATTCGGAGTCGGCGAGCTTGGCCTTGATGCGCTCGATCCATTTTGTGCTTCTGTTTTGTTTTCGTTTCTTCTTCAATGGTTTGCGCTTTGGTCTTGATGGCTATGGGAACTTTGTTTCGTGCGCCTGTTCTCCATGAGTAGGCGGACTTGATCGCGATGGAATTCCTCAGCTAGCTTCCGCGCCCTATCGCGCTCGCATTCCAGCTTTCGGCAAAACTCAAAGACTTCTTTGCAGTTCATCCCTTTGTGGAATGCCGCATCTGTTTCGGGTGTATCGCTCACGCGAGGAGCTTGGTTAGTTCATTGATTTCTTGCTCATCTAATCCCCAGCAAAACTTTGTTGAGTCTTCGATAACTATTTCGGAATCTAGTTTGTGGTGCTTGCTTATAAGTTTTTTAAGGTTTTGCTTCGCGGGCCTAGCCTTCTGATTAATCAAATCAATAGCCTTCTGATGCGCCTTTATCTGCTCAATCAGTTTCAAGTATTTCTTTTTCTCTCTTTTTATCTCGACGATTACCGCCTTCTTTTCCCTGCCAACCATGTGAGCGGTTTTCACGCGAGGAGTTGGCGGATCCGTGCGGCTTGTTCGGCCAGCGGTTCGATCATGCGGAGGGCGCGCTCGAGCCTGTCGCGGGTCCATAGTTCTATCGATCCGGATCGTTCCACCCATCGCTGGAATCCACGCTCAATCATATCAAGGACGGCCTCGTCGCCTTCCAACCGTGGCTGCGGCTCCGGTGGCGGCTCGATGCCGAATTCCAGTTGGAAATCGGTGACGGCGTCGATATAGACCTCCACGCCAAACTGGCGGATGCCGAATGCCTGAGACTTTGGCAGGAGTGTTTTGCAGATTTGCTGGAGGACGAGCAGTTGCTTGTGGCCTTCCTGCCATTGTTCCTGCGTGGTGTCTTCTGGGATTTCCCAGAATGTAAGTTGTTCCATTTTCTGGAACGATTGATTTGCGAGTATGAGGTCAAGCATTGGCTTTGAGTAGGTAGCGAGCGCGGATGAGCGCTGCGAGGTTGGTTGGTGTTTTGGGTGCCGGTGCTTTGCCGGTTCCGGCTCGGCGTTGTCGGCGTTCGTCTGGGGAAAGTGCGGACCATCTGGCCTTGGCGGCATCGGCGTAGTTCTTCCGACTGGCTGCGGCCTTTTGCTGATATCCGTGGAAATTGAGTGCGCGCCCGAGTTTGTTCGCGTGCCAGTCGAGGAGCTGCTTCGAGACCTGCGCACGCTTGGCGAGGTCGGTCAGGCTCTCGCCCGAGGAGTTCAGAAGCCAGAAAAGACCGAGGAACCGCAGGCCGACGAGCGAGAGGTTAATCTTGCCTTTTCGTGGCACGGCGATGGCAAACGCCCGAGCCAGCGTGTCTGCCTGCTCTTGGGTTTTTCCGGCGCTCTGGTGCTCACGGAGCCACGCCAACATGGCGCGCACGACCTTGGGCGTCGTGCCGAGTTCATCGGCGAGGATTTCCTCCGGGGTGTCGATCTCACTGGCGACATCCGGCCAGTAGTGCGGATCGGACTGATGGTGCTGATGGAGGCGTGCCGCCTCTGTTGGGAATGTCGGGTGTGCGTATGGGTTCATTTTTCGGAGAAGTAGTTAAATCCGGACGATTTGCGCCGCGCGTCGATTGCCCGACGCTCGGGGGTTGATTGCCAGAAGCGGTCGCAGGCCACGCGGACCTCCTCCATCAGCACGAAGAGCCATGCCTCGCGGAACTCCCGATAGCCCGCCGTCTCTTGGATAATTTTGCCGTGGTTCCCAAATTTGGCTTTCTTGCGTTTGCTCATGGCTTGGCCATCCTCCGGTTGAATTCGGCGATGAGAAGCGCGTCCGCCACGGCGTGCGTCACCTTGAGCGTTGGGAAAAGCTCCTGCGCCCGGCGCTTGCTCACATTCTTATCGCCCTTGGTCAAACACCCCATGGCCTTCTGCCACGCTTGAGGCCGCACGCGCTCGAAGGGGACGCGTAGCGCGGTCAGAACCGCCTGCAAGCGCCCATACCCCTCGCCGAATGTAAAAGCCGATTTAACGCCCATCTGCGGCGAGGAGTGGACCAACTCCAGCACCGCCCGAGGCTCTGCCAGCGAAATGGAGTCGCCGATGAGGTCGATGAGGTCTCGGTCGGTCTCGGGCATTTTGTGCGCCCATGGGTCGCCGAGGGTTGGGATAAATGCGATACCGCCGGACAGGCCGGGGTCGATGCCGATGTAGAGTTTCATGATTCTTGTTGTTGGGTGAATTTGGCGATGGCGCCGTCCATCTGGACCGGCACCGCGTGGCCGCGCTCGCCGTCGCGGTTTTTGTCGAGTGAAATGAAGGATTCGTCTCCGTGGCGGATCATCCACACATGGTCCGAGTGCATCCCGATGGCGCGGGATTCGCGCAGTTTGCCGTCCTCGTTGAGCTGGCTGGCCGTGGCGACCGCGATGTTGAGTTGCAAAGCCAGCGCCTTGAGCCGCCGGGTGATCTCCGAGACATGCTGCTCGCGTGTTTCGTTCGATGCCATGGCCCGCAGGTGGACGAGTTGCACATAGTCCACGATCACGAGGTCCGCGTTGCCCTTGCCCGCGAGGTCACGCGCCGAGGCGTCGATCGACTCCATGTCGGTGAAGCCCGACTCCACCACGAGGCCGGATTGGGAAATCAACCCCGACGCCGAGTTGAATTTCGCCAGCATGTCCTTGTTGACCGATCCCTTGGCCCCCGCGATGCGGAAGACGCCGACATTAAAGCCCGCCAAGTGCGAGACCATGCGAGCGAGGACTTGGGTGGCCGGCATTTCGAGGCTGAAGACCGCCACCTTTTTGCCAGCGAGGACCGCCTGCACTGCCATCTGGAGGAGCAGGATCGACTTACCGCCCGAGGTCGGCGCGCCGATCGTCAGGAGTTCACCCCGCTTGACGCCGCCATTCGTCCAGCGGTCCAGACGCTCGATGCCGGTGCCAAATGCCTCCGCAGGCGTGTGGTTTTCGAGTTCCTCCGTCAGTTTGAGCAGGAGGTCTTTCGTCGAAACCCTCGGGCGGTCCACCATCATCGCTGCTTCGGAGAGAGCCAGCGACACACCGGCAATGTCCCCCTCTTGGCGAAGAAAAGCCCCCTCGGCCTCACGCACCGCGGACAATGCCCGGCGATACCTCGCCGCGTCCATCAGTGCGCTCCGGTGCCATGCCGCCGTCTTGGCGTCGCCGGTTGGCATGAAGTCCATCAGCTCGGTGAAGCCGTGCATCCCGCCTATCGCGTCGAGTTGGCCCTTGGCTTCGAGCCGCGACTGCACCGCGAACGGGTCGGTCGCCATACCGGTCTCGGCGAGTTCCTTCGCTGTGGTCAGAATCATTTTGTGCGCCTCCGAAAAAAACAACTCCTCGGGCCAGGACATGACTCTCAGGCATTCGAAGTTTTGCAGGATGCAGGAGATCGCGGCCTTCTCGGCGGTTTCGTTGAGTGGGACGCTTGGGAGCATCGGGATAATCTTGGGGAGTGTTGTCATACGCAGGTGGGGAGGAAGCGGTCGCAAGACCGCTCTTTATTCTTCTCTTCTCTGGTCCCGTTTTTGTCCTTCTCGGATCGGGACATTTTTGGGACATAATCGGGACGCCGTTGCTTGGCTTTGTTTGCCGCGTTAAGTGCTCGCTCCTTAGCGCTTTGGCTTATGTGCCTGTCAAAGTTTACGAAGGTCATTTCCGTGTCTTTGATCTTCAACCAGCCTGCTTCGACCATACTTTGCGCGAAGCGTTCGTGACCCCCGATCGTGTTCAAATGTGGCATCGCCGCGATGTGTGTCCTTCCGCCAGCGGGACAATTTCGGGACGCCCAGGCCCATACCTTCACGAGCCTGCCGACCACTAAATCCGGATCCATTTCGCAGGTCGCCGCGATCTGGAGCACCTCGGGCTTTTCAGCCACATGGTGCTCGATTTTCAGCCATTCTCCGGCCATGTTATTTCTTTCCCTTCATAGTGTTTGCATTCCGCTCGATGTATTTCCTCACGCGCTCCATGTCCGCCTCCGCCACCGCCTGCTCGGCTAGTGCGTAGGTGTGCCGGTAGTTCGGCAGCGGCTCCGCCCGTTGAATGCGCGGTCCGATCGGGCAGTCGTTCAAGCAAATGGAGAGGCGGAGGGAGAGGTCAGATTGCATCTGGGAAAAGAAGCTGTTGAATGTAAAAAGCCCGCTCAGACACAGGCTTGCCAAACATCACCGTATTCATGGCATTCATCACCCAATCGGCCCGGACGAAAATTGACTCGCTGAAATAGGAGTGGTTCCGCTGCCTATCCTTCTTGCAAGAAACCTCCCAATCGAATCGCTTTTGTTCAGCCGCCATTCTTAGATGGTGAAAAGGCAAAAGGAAAGGGCGCCCAAAATCAGAAGGGTCGAATCGGTAAAGAATTAAGTCCGTCTTTTTCCGGCAATCAAAAGTCCACCCAATTTCCCCTTGGTTTTTTCCATTCGGGCAAACCGACCATGTTTCGATTGCCAGCTCGGGGATGATTTCCCCATTCCGCCCCCTTGTTCGCCAAAATCTCGAACACCCTTCTGTTCGGGTCTTTAGGTCAATATAGACCTCCCGCCCCCCTTTAATCGTTGCAATGTAATCAACTCCAGCCCGATCCTCATCTTCACTTGCAAGCCGAACATCTTCGCACTGCGAGAGCTTCAACTTGATCGCCGAAATATCACTGGCTTGCGCGTCTGCCGTCTTGCTTGCACTTAAGCAGTTGTCGAAATCGTAAAACATTTTATTGCCCCTCCCCCCATGGCGTCCACCCGTCCCGATTGTGGCGGCTGAACATTTCCAGAAACGGCCCAGGCGAGCAGGATTCCACAAGGTCGTAAAACTCGACCGGTTTGGAGCTATGGCCATTAGGACCGCGCGGGGCCGTGAATAGCGTGCCGACATCCTTGCGCTTCAACGGCTGGCTTCCCTTTACCGCAAAGAGGATTTGCTCAGTCTGCCCGCGAAAATAGTTGCCCATTCCGAAGCTTGGCTTTGCCCAAGTGATTGCCGTAATATACCGGAATCCCCAGGCTTGAATGAGATCAAAGCCCTTCGGCAAGCTCCGGTTTGTGATCCACATATAAAGGTGGCAATCATCATCGGCCAGCGTTCCGACCGGCAGCGCCATCAGTTGTTCCTTACTCATGGTGGCGTAGTCCGGCCGGGCGCGCCCCATCTGGTCTTGGTCGCCCTCGTCGCCCCAATCCCACGGCGGGTCAATGACGATAGTGGCAAACTTCGCCGCCGATTTGATTATGTCCTCGGGGGCTTGCGCTTCCGAGACTTTGGCGCGGTTTTCTTCGCGGCGTTCTTCTCTCTTGGCTTCTTTTTCGATGCGCCTTATTTGTTGGTATGCAGTCGAAATGCTAACATCCCCTTGCTTGGCTTTCTCCCATAGCTCTGGAGCCTTCTTAATGATCTGCTCCGCCATACCAACTTGGCCGGTTGATACGCCTGCCGCTTTGGCGATTTCGACGCGGGTGTTGACTTGTGGGAGTGGGGTTTTGTCATTTTGTGACAAAACCCCAAGCTGCTCCGCCCTAGCTTGCTTACCGCTTTCGCGTTGCTTTGCCTTCCCTATCTCCAACAAATCCTGCTTATTTCCTAACTCTAAATCCAATTTCCAAGCAGTAATTAAATTTCGGCGGCCAGCTTGATTGTGTCGCATCCAAATCCGTGCATGGGCGCGGCTTTCAAACTCAAGGCAGCGAACTTGAAACTCAATGCCGTTTTTTGTGCAAATCTCATGTCGGTTGTGGCCATCGATAAGGATCCATTCTGGAAACTCACTAAATCCGCAGTAATTGCAAAGCCAGTGACCATCATCAAAATACAGAAAACCTTTTTCATCTGAGCAATTATGATTTCCCGGCTTAATGCTAGCCACCACCAGCGGATCGCGGCACCCATCGCGCAGAATGTTGGTTTCCAGTTGGCTGAGTTCGTCAGGCGCTAACGGGGGGATTAGCGCCTTGAACTCTGGGTCGATTATGATCGATTGCATAATCAGAATGGGATGTCGTCGGTCTCTTTGGCGGGTTTGGCCTTCGGCGCGGGGGCCGAGGATTTGGGTGACATCCAGCGTTCGAGCGTGTTGAAGCGATGGCCGGCGTCGGCGCCCTCTTCCTCGCCAAGAACGACCGTGGCCGTCTTGCCGATGAAATGCTCTGGCTGCACATCGATGTCCTCCCCTGGCACCACGGCGAACCCACAGGCTTCGCGCACTTGGTCAATCTTCCACCCCGCTTTTTCGGTGAAGGTCAAGTGCTCATGGACTTCCGGCCCCTTCGCGCCCTCGCCGATCTCGACGCGGCAGATGAGTTTGATCATCGGGTTTCCGGCCTTGGATAGCTTCTCCATGGCGTTGACGATTTCGACTTTGTAGGTTCCCGGCTCCACGAAATAGACGGGTTTCGGTTCGGATTGTTTGTATGTAGGCATATTATTTTTTGGTTTTGGTTTGGCGCAGGGTGTTGATTTGCTTCCCTGACTTGACTGCGGATTCATCCACTTCCACGCCGCACTCGGCGCAGAATTGGCGAAATTTGTCGGCGCTCATCGACCCGCCGAAGGCGAGGATGAGCGTCTCTTTGCTGACATTGGCGGCAGCGCGAGCAATGGCCGGGGTCTCGACGAACTGACGGCCTGCGCCGGTCGTGACCTTCCAGCCGGGGATGTCCTCGCCAGCGATGAGGCGGGCTTTAAGTTGTTCCATGACCGGCTCGGCGATCTCCTTTTCCGCGAGCTTCCAGTTCGCGGCGAAGGCGCTCAACTCGACCGGATTGGCGAGGATTTGGTCGCGGATGTCGGAGAGGCAGAGGTCGGACTTGACCAGCGCCAGCGCGGCGCTCGATTGACGCACCAGTGCCCGGCACGAGTTGGCATGAGCACACCAGCCGCAATACTCATTCGGCGTCGGCTCCGCTAATCGGCTGCTGGCCTCGGCAATCACCGCCGAAACGGTCGCCTCGGCTTGCTCCCGCGTGAATGTGTAAGTCCGCCTAACTCTCTGATCGACATAAACGACATGAGCCGTCCACGAGTCGGCGAAATGCTCGTGCATGCAGGCTAAACAATAGGCACTTAATTGTTCCCTATAATTCCTGACGGCTCCCGTTTTTACATCTGCCACCCATTGAGCCCGAACGCAAACCGCATCAGCCGTTCCCGGCTTCGAAAGGCCAGGCACCTCCATGCCGAGATGCTCCTCGCGAGTCTCGACATGGTAGCCACCCGAGAGCGAACGGAGTTCGTCCGCGCCCCACCGCGCCACCGCCTGATCTTCGGCGGCGAGGCCGTCGTAGGTCGTGGGGTCATCAACCAAAAGCTCGCGGATCGCTCGATCCAGTAGCGTCCCACGCTCGGCTGCTGGGCTGGTGCCGGGTGCGCTCGTGTAAAGCGCGCACTCGGCCAGCTTTGGCAGGGAACTCGGACTGATCTCCTTTACCACCAACTCTGTGACCTCTGTGTCCTCTGTGGTCAATCCGCTCACGCCGCCACCTCCATTTGAGCTTTGGCTTTAGCGACAAGGGCGGCAGGCCGCGCCACGATCTGCTCGCGCAGTTTCTCGCTGGCATCACGCCATGTCTGGCCCTCGGAGATGGATCCGTTGCTGACCAAGAAGAGATTGATGACTTCCTCGTTGTCCTCGAGGACGGCCACCGACTCCCGGCCAATGATCTCGACGGCAGGCGCCGAGGTTTTGGGTGCAGGTTTCCCAAAGACATGCGCCACCGATTCCCACTCCATCGGCAACTCCTCGGCCAAGCCCGAGCGGGTCTTCGCGTCGTAAGCCGCCGAGTGCGTGGTCAGGATGATGCGTTCCTTGCCCCCGATGCCCTTGGCCTTGCCGTTCTCTTGCGAAACGGCTTTCGTTTTAAACCGGAAAAACCAAAGCTCGTCCGCCCACTCCTTAACCAGCGGCGAGGACTGCTTGGAGAGCTTGAGTTCGTAGCGGTCATACGCGGCGAGGATGTCCGGCGGCTCGGTGCGCTGAACCTTGCTGTGCGCCAGGACAACCACATGTTTGCCGGCGTCGATGAGCGCATCCAAGGCGGTCAAAAACCGGCTGACCTTTTCCGCCGCCATGACCCAGCCCTTGCCGAATCCGAAATCCTCGACGCTCTGCTTCTTGTTCGTAGCGAGGAGGTCCTCCACCGCCAACCGCTCCGCCCAATCTGCCGAGTCGATAACCACCGTCTCGTAGTCCGTCCGGCTGGCTTCTTGAATGCACTCGCCGAGTTCTTTCCAAGTCGAAACCGCCACGCGATCGACATTCAAATGGTTAGACCCGCCCTCGATGTCTAAAAACAAGGGAGAAGGGAATTTGCTGGCAAAGGTCGTCTTGCCGACGCTCTCGACCCCGTAAATGACCACCCGCTGTGGCCGTTGTTGTTTTCCTTTTACAATTTTCATCACTCTTTTGTTTGTTTGTTGTTGGTCAGCGTTTTTTGGGATGCGCTGCCCCCCTTGGCCCCTGCGTCCCCCTTGGGGACTAGCGAAGCAAAATCATTCTCGTGACGGACTCACAGCCGCCGCTTGCCAAAGGAGTTCCACGGTCGCCATATCGGCGTGCTCGCGGCAGCCATCGCAGAGCGGCCCTAGGTCGATGTCTACGATCGCCGCCGTCGTGCATTGCCCCGTGCAGTCGCAGAGCAGGCACAAGGTGCCCACAGGGAGGTCAACCGTGCGCATGTCAGTCCTCATCGTCGAACTCCTCCCAGCGCCGACGGCGTTCCTCACGGCGACCCTTCATCTCCGTCCACATGGCATCCCGTCCCAGCATGTAGCTCGCGAAGCACGAACCCAGCGTCAGCACCGCTAGCCCGATCCCCTCCCACCCGCTCATTGTGCGACCTCCGGTGGATTTGGGAACGGCATCCAGTGCGTGACATCGATGTCGATTCGGCAGGCATTCAGCCACCTCCAGACGCGACCATCGTGGAACCCGGCCTCCACATGGCCATCTTCAGCCGCGACGATGACATCGGTGTCGCTGTCCGGCATTTGATCCTCCACGGAAAGCCAGCCGCTCATCGCACGACCTCCACCCGGCTCGGGGCGCCGCCGAATTGTTGAGCGAAACGCTCCCGAGCCTCGAAGGCCGAGAACGCCCAGAAATACTCCCCGACTTTGTGCCGAAGAAAATTCAGCCCCTCGCAGTGCCAGAGTCGCTTTTTCATCGGGCG